GTGATGAACTAGAAAAACTTTTTGGTGAGGCTCGATCACTAGGAATTGTAATGTCGAGTGATGCAGCTAAAGGTGTTGAAAACGCAAATGATGCGTTGACTCGTTTGGGTAGTTTGTTCAGAGGGGTTACAGATCAAACCGTTGCAGCATTAGCACCCGCGATTGCTTTACTCACTGAAACATTTAAAAACTTTGTTTTAACTGGTATTAGTGAAGCAAACGGTAGCATACAGGAATTTGCAAAAGCACTTGCGGTCGATATTCTTAATGCAATCGGAGCAACCCTCAAAGGGTTAGAAAATCTGGTAAACGGTGTTATTGATACCTTCAACAAAATTGTTGCAGCCAGTGATAGATTCACAGGATTTTTTAAAGATGATGATCAAAAAAATGCACGACAATTACGCCAAGAAATAGAGGAATTAAATTTAGCTATCGAAGGTCGATCTGGGGCATCGCCTAGGATGCAAAAAGGTGTTGAGATAAGAAACAAAATAGATCGCGAAAGGATTGCTGTATTAGAAAAACTCTTAGAAACTGCAAAAGACGTTGATGATTTTCAGATTGATCGGGTAAGTTTTGGTACGGCAGCACAGAAAGCAATACAACCTCTCATAGATATAATACAGGAAGCAAACGAGGTAACGGATAATTTAGTCGAAAAAGTAGCAGATAAAGCACCGTCTGCGTTTCAAGTTTTGTTAGAGACTATGAAAAACCTCAGACCTCAAGCAAAAGATGTAACCGAGAGTTTAGCTGAGATTGCAAACAAAGCGATTGACGGTTTAGGAAAAGCATTTACAGATGCAATTACAGGTGCGAAAAAATTCTCAGATGCCATTAGATCAATGGCAAAATCAGTGATCGATTCTTTAATCCAAATGTTGATACAAAAATATTTAGTAGATGCAGCATTTAGTGGCATAACAAATTTCTTTAATGGTTCTTCACAAATCGCCAACGCACAAACCGTTGCACAGGGAGTTTATGATGGTGGCGGTTATACTGGCATGGGAGCAAGGGCTGGCGGCATTGACGGTAAAGGCGGGTTTCCAGCAATTTTACATCCTAATGAATCAATTATCGATCATTCTAAAGGTCAATCAATGGGTGTAACAGTGCAGCAAACAATTAACATATCTACAGGCGTACAAAGCACTGTAAGATCAGAACTAGTGCAATTATTACCTCAGATTGCAGCAGTTACTAGATCAAGTGTTGCAGATGCTAGATTACGCGGTGGATCATTCTCGAAAGCAATGGTGGGTGCGTAATGACTGCAATAGCGTTTCCAAACGATCCCACCACATCTAGTCCCTATAATATTCAAAATATGTCTATGCGATTACGTAGAACAGTCGCAGTTGTCGAATCCCCTTTTACTTATGATACTCAAGTTCATGCACATCAGGGCGCACGTTGGGAAGCTGAAGTCACTTTACCGCCTTTGACTCATGCCCAGGCTAGAGGGTTTGAGGCGTTTTTAGTTGCCTTGAAAGGTAGAGAGGGAACTTTTACTTTTGGTAATCCTTTGCATACATCAACGGCAACGGCAGTAACATCGGGATCAACTGCGATTAGATCAACATCTTTAATAACTACGGCAGCGGCAAGTGAAATAAAAGCGGGTAATTATTTTCAATTAGGAGATTATTTATATATTGTTACCAGTGATAAATCATCTGGTGCGGGAACGCTAAATTTTGAGCCACCGTTGAGGCAGACTATCGCAAGTGGACAAACGCTTGATTTTACATTACCTCAAAGCACTTGGCGCATGAGCGCAAATGATATTGGATGGTCAATTAGTAGTGCATCGATTTATGGTTTTACTTTTAGCTGCATAGAGGCGTTATGAGTCGTACTTTAACAACTGCAATGAGCAACGCTGTCACAGCAGATGTTGTCAGACCCATATTATTAATAAGGATGGTTTTTGATACAGCACCTTTGCATGTTTGGAATGGTGTTGGCGATTTGACTTTTAGCAGTAATACTTATTCTGGTTTAGGTGATTTAATAAGCATTTCCACCATTGAGGAAACCTCAGATGTGAGTGCATCTGGAATAAATGTTGTTTTGACAGGGTTAAAAAGTTCATTTTTAAGCACTGCACTAAATGAAGATTATCAAGGTCGAGTTATTACTATTCATTTAGGTGGTTTTAATGCAAGCGGAAGTTTAATAGCTGATCCGATTATAATATTTACTGGATTCATGGATGTTATGACAATCACCGAGGCAGGTGATTCTTCAACAATTAGCATTGCATGTGAGAATAAACTTATTGCTTTGGAGCGCAGTAAAGAGAGAAGATACACACCCGAAGATCAAAAAATTGATTTTCCAAATGACAAAGGTTTTGAGTTTGTTGCAGATACATCAAAGCAAGAAATAATCTGGGGTGGTCGCTCAACACCATTAGGGGTTTATGGTGGGGGTGGAAACACAACCGATCCATCAACTCAGGGAGCTGGCAATCTCGCATGATTTTTGCCCTTGAATCATTGGCAAATGTAAAAGAGGACATCAAGCCACTTATCAAAAAACATTGGGAGCTTGTTGCGCTCAATCAAGGCGTAATTAAACTTAATCCAGATTGGGAAAAATATGCTCAAATGGATCAATCAGGATTACTTAGAATATTCACAGCAAGAAAAAATAACGAATTAGTAGGTTATTGCGTTTTAGTTGTAAGCCAAAGTTTACATTACAAAGATCACATATTTGCAAATAATGATGTTGTTTTTGTTTTGCCCGAATACAGAGAGGGCATGACAGGTTATAAGTTAATAAAATATGCAGAGGATTATTGCAGAGAGAACAATGTCTCACTTTTAAATATAAATACAAAAGTGCATTTACCGTTTGATTCTTTGATGCTTGGCATGAACTTTGAGCTAATCGAGCGCATTTACTCTAAATATTTAAGAGGTTAATTTATGGCGATTTCATTAGTTGCGGGTATTTCGTCAGCCGTAGGTTATGCAATTACAGCAACAACTTTTTCTCTAACAAAAATGTTTGTTGCGTTTGCAGCGGGAGCGGGTTTATCCTCTTTATCTCGTGCCCTAGCACCAAAGCCAAATATGAACGCCTCTCTACGAGGGCAAACAATTACCAATCGTGATCCAGTTGGTACTCGCAAAGTTGTTTACGGCAAAACGAGAGTAGGTGGCAACATTGTGTTCATGGAAAGCACTGGTACAAATAATGATGATTTGTATTTAGTTATAGCGATTGCAGGACATGAAATCGAAAGCTACGAGGCAGTTTATTTTAACGAAGAAAAAGTTTATGAAAACGCTGCTTATGTAAGTGATTGGGATACTTACATCGATCTACATTTTTATTACGGAACTGATACCCAAACAGCAAACAGCGCATTAGTTTCTGCGAGCAATAATAAATGGACAAACGCCCATACATTGAATGGTGTTGCATACATTGTTGTTAAACTTACTTACGATCAAGATAAATTTGCCACTGGATTGCCTAATATCTCATGTATTATCAAAGGTAAAAAAGTTCTTAATGTGGGTGGAACTGCAACCGCGTGGACTGACAATGCAGCATTAATCATTGCTGATTATTTACGTGATACCAAATACGGACTTGGAGAATCAGCATCCAATATTGATAGCGCATCTATTACGACAGCGCATGGGGTTTGTGATGAGGATGTCAATTTATCTGGAGGTGGTACTCAAAAACGCTACACAATAAATGGTGTTATTGACACCGCAACTCCAATAAAAGATAACATTGAGTTATTGCTTGGCAGCATGTCGGGCAGATTGATTTTTACGGGTGGTAAATTTCAATTATTTGCAGGTAATTATGTAGCACCAACTGTCACCCTATCAGAGAGCGATGTTGTGGGTGAGATTACTATCGCAACAAAACAGTCTAGGCGTAGTCAGTATAATGTCGTCAAAGGTGCTTTCATAAGTGAAGAGGAAAACTACACGCCAGCAGATTACCCATCGCAGCGAGTTTTA